AGACCATCGTCCTTTCAAGCTTTTAGAATTCTATCTCCACAAGAACTACATCAAATCAAGATGTCCCCCACTACACTTCCTGACTCTCATCAGATTAGTATCGAATTTGAAACAAAACTCGATCAGTTGAACTTTCTTCTCGAAAGATTCAAACTCTCTGATTCAGAAAGAAACCTCGTGCCACACGCATACGAGCCTAGATCACTATCTAGCGGCTCCCGCGCTACGACCGAGATCACTGTTCTCACACAACAGATGATAATTGACTCAATCAAAGCGACGCTTTGCGATTACGATCGCGCATCCTTTGTTGCATCTAACTTCAAACGAAGTACGACTGATAACTATGACGCAGAACAATTTTTTCTCCGTTATGATGTCGAACCTCACATTATTGAAGAAGACGCACATCTAGACTTAGCTCTAGACGCAGTCACTAACGCTTTCCGACCCCGTCGAAAAGTCCGGCCCGTTCACTTTGCTGACCTTCGTTATTACGATTGGAATCTCTCCACCTCAGCGGAACGACCATACACTAACAACCACAAGCTCCAAGGCATTGTCCTTGACGCATTTAAAGCTGGTTACCTGAAAACTAGTAAAATGAATTTTCACAACCTATTCAATCATATCTTTACAGATGAACGAATACGTATTCACCAAATCAAAGAAGGGAAACCTCCCGGCTATGATTACATTACTATGCATCAGAAAACTGCCCTTATCGAACTTGACGAACCCAACAAGGTTAGATCAGTATTTGGCGTACCCAAACTACTTATCCTTGCTGAAGCCATGTTCTTCTGGCCACTGTTTCGAGAATACCTCAATGAAGGTACCTCCCCCATGCTCTGGGGTTACGAAACTCTCAATGGCGGATGGCTCAAACTATCCTCCGAAATCCACGACTCTGGACTCCAAGCTCAAACTTGGGGATCACTCGACTGGAAAGAATTTGATATGCGATTTTACTTTTCGCTCCACCGACGCATTCGCGCTCGCTGGCTTGAATACTTTGACTTCACAAATGGTTACATACCATCTGGAACTCATTATTCTCAAGAAAAGATGAACTATGAAATGAAAATTTCAAGCTCAACACGCACAGATTCTCAACCAACACGCCTCTTACGGCTCTGGAACTACATCATCGACGCAGTCGAAAATAGTCCCAGCATCCTACCCTCGGGTAGGGTTTACACTCGCAAATTTGCAGGACAACCGTCCGGCATATTTACAACACAGTTTGGCGACTCGTTCTACAACGCAGTCATGTGCCTCACTGTTCTATCAGAAATGGGATATGACATATCTACCATATTTTACAAAACTATGGGTGATGATATACTCTTCATACTCATGTGTCTCGTACCACCAAACGAACACCAAACTTGGCTCTCCAAGTTTACTGAAATTGCAAAACGCAGATTCAATTCTGTCGTCAGCATTAAAAAGACAAAGACTGGAAACGGTATTCACCGTGCCAATATCTTGTCATACATTAACATTTACGGTTTACCATACCGCGATGGAAATGCACTATTAGCTCAGCTAATATACACTAAAGGATTCAGAGACTCACCCTCTCGATCCATGGCTCGCGCCATAGGCATAGCCTATGCATGCGGTCCATTCAACCACGACGTTTACCGTTGCTGCCAAGCAGTATACGATAAATTTCATCAACTAGGATACTCTCCTCACCACTCCGAACTGGATTGGATGATCCGAGCGAATTTGATCGGCAACTACCAACAACTAGACCTTTCACAATTCCCAGATCAAATCGAAGTCTATCGCCGACTTACTCAAAAGCCTATTCGTACCGAAAAAGCTAAATTGAAGTACTGGCCTACTCACTTCCACACTTACTATTAGATGGTTCTCTGCCCCTAATTTTCACAACAAGACTAAACTCAACAAACTCAC